AGTCCCCCAACTACTCCATCTAGATACCCTCGCCCATAATCTGTCGCTAAGAGTTCCAATAATTCTTTCAGGTCTTCTTCATTCATACCTGACCTCCTTTTTAAAAAAATTATCTAAAAAGTTAGCGAACTTCTTGACATTTTTAAATAAATGATTTAAAATCAAAACATAGAGAAAAGACCTACTAAAAGTAAGGTTATACCTAGAAAAACGGACGCCAATCAGTTTCATTAGGCTTTATTTTTTAGTTGTCTTGTTCGCTAACTCTTTAGCTTACGAATATAATTCTAAATTATTTATTTAATTTTGTCAACAGTTTTAATTAAATAATTTAATTATTTTTTCGTAATGCTTAGAAAGGTTGATAAAACAATGTTTCTGACATTTGAAAGAATAAAAGAACTTGCAAATAAACAAGGACTTTCAATAAATGCATTAGAAGAAAAGCTTGGATATAGTAGAAACACACTCTACTCCTTAAAAAAACAAAAAGCTAGTACGGAAAGAATGCAAGAAATCGCTGATTATTTAAATGTATCTTTAGATTATTTGCTTGGTCGCACAGATAATCCTGCTATTGCTGGAGATTCCAAAGAATACACATGGCAAGGTAAGACTCTGAATGTAGAAGAAATGGCATCTAATGTCATGATGTTCGGCGGTCGAGAATTAACAGACGAAAAGAAGAAAATCATCCAGTCTATCATTGAAGGTTATCTAAAAGAAGCTGGTGATTAGAGGTATTGCTTAGTGACTGAAAAAGAAATTATAAGTCATTTTCAGATTCGTATTATCGATTTTGATGGAGATTTGATGCCTGATGAACTTGGATTTTACGAAAAAGAAACCAATACAGCTTTCTTGTCGAGTAAACTTAGTAAAAAAGAGAGGGTTAAGGTCCTACTTCATGAACTAGGACACAAGGACCATACACGCTCAGAGTACCAGAATGCTCGCCTGCGCTGTGAAAACGAAGCTGATAGGAATATGATCCATCATCTCGTAAAAGATGCACTAGAAAGCTTAGACGACCCAAAAGAGTTTGATTACCTCAAATTCATGTCCTACTACAATCTAAAAACCGTGACAAATGAAATCATGGTAAAAGAGGAATACTTTGCATTGATGGAGTGAAAGGAGACTCCTATGTCTTACTCATATGTTGCTTTAGATGTTGAAACTGCGAATG